ACCCATATTTGAAAATCATCAATGGTCAACTAGAAAGTTTGATACAGATAATGATTTTAAAGAATATTTAGAATCTATTTTAAAAGAACCGGGTGAGTATGATTTTGATCATACAGCTTGGAGATTTAATGATGAAGCTAAAAAATTTAATTCAAATGGGGCTTATTGTAATAAACCATTTAGATCAAAAGACTTTACAGCTTATTGGGAAGATCAAAAAAACAAATGCAGATTAGGAGTTATATACAAAAGTGGTGACAAGGAATGGTATCTTACTAGAGACTATTACATGTGGCTTAACTTTTTACCTATTTTTGATAAAGAAGAGAAAAAATATGGATTTGCAAAAGTAAGAGATGCGCAATATCATATGGCTTTATATGAAATTATTGCAGAATTAAATAATAAACATGCTGCAATTCTTAAAAAAAGACAGATAGCATCTTCTTATTTTCACATGGGAAAAATTATTAATCAGTATTGGTTTGAAGAAGGATCTATATGTAAGATTGGTGCATCCCTTAAAGATTATATAAATGATAAAGGATCCTGGAAGTTTTTAGAGGAATACAAAACATTTTTGAATGAACATACTGCATGGTATAGACCGAGTAATCCTGAAAAGGTTTTGCTTTGGCAGCAACAGATTGAGGTCAAAATAAATAATAGAAAAACTTCAAGAGGTCTTAAATCAAAGATACAAGGAGCTTCTTTTGAAAAGAATGCTACAACTGGGGTTGGTGGACCGTGTACATATTTTTTTCATGAAGAGGCCGGGATTGCAAAAAACATGATGCAAACATATTAGTATTTACGTCCAGCAATGTCTTCCGGTATGATGACCACAGGGCAATTTATTGCTGCAGGATCTGTGGGTGATTTAGAACAATGCAACCCATTAAAGGATATGATATTAAATCCTTCATCAAATGATATTTACGCTGTAGAAACTAATCTTATGGACGCTGATGGTACAATTGGTATGGCAGGTTTATTTATTCCTGAACAGTGGTCTATGCCCCCTTATATAGATAAATATGGGAACTCTGAAATAGATAAAGCAATTGCTGCAATTAAAAATGAAAGAGCTAAGTGGAAAAATGAATTAAGCGGTGAACAATATCAATTGAGAATATCCCAAAAACCACTTAATATAGCAGAAGCATTTGCTTATAGAAAAGAGTCTGTATTTCCACAAGGAATATTAAGTAAACAATTAAAAAAGATTGAAGAAAAAGAATATCCTTATGAGCTTATAGAACTTGATAGAGATCAAACAGGTATTACCGCTAAGCGTACAAATAAATTACCAATAAGTGAATTTCCAGTAAATAAAAAACAACAAGACAAAACTGGATCTATTGTAGTTTGGGAAAGACCAATTGATAATCCCGGTTTTGGGGCTTACTATGGTTCTATTGACCCTGTATCAGAAGGTAAAACGACTACATCAGATTCATTATGTAGTATATATATTTACAAAAATGCCACTGAAGTAACTAGAGATATTGGTGGTGGTGACGTAGAACAATTTATTGAAGGTGATAAAATTGTTGCAGCATGGTGTGGGAGATTTGATGACATTAACAAAACACATGAAAGATTAGAATTATTAATTGAATGGTATAATGCATGGACTATTGTTGAAAATAATATTTCATTATTCATTCAACATATGATTGCAAGAAAAAAACAAAGATATTTAGTTCCAAAACAACAAATACTTTTTTTAAAAGATCTGGGATCTAATAGAACAGTTTATCAAGAATACGGTTGGAAAAATACAGGAACACTCTTTAAAAGCCATTTGATTTCTTATGCAATTGAATTTTTAAGAGAAAGCATTCATGAGGAAACAGATGAACATGGATCAGTTATGTCACAAACATTAGGGGTTGAAAGAATACCGGATCCCATGCTTATAAAAGAAATGTTAGCATATTATCCAGGATTAAACGTAGATAGACTAGTTACATTTGGCGCATTAATAGCTTTTGCTAAAATACAGCAATCTAATAGAGGATATTCTAAAAGGCGTGAATCAGAGGATAATTCCTTGGTAAATCCAGAAAAAATAAGTAAATTAAAGTATAGTAGTCCGTTTAAAAATATTGGACGTAAAAGAGGTTTGGGAGGATCTAAAATTAAAAGATCCGGATTTAAAAACATTAAATAGATTAATTCAATATGAGAGTATTAAACGCGATGCAAATGAAAAGTGGTGCCACTGCAGAAAGTGGGCCTACGTTTTCTAGTCTTACCCAGCCTATACAATTTTTACCATATTCAAAAAAGACAGATGATTGGGCAGCTTGGAATTTAGATTGGTTAGAGCTTCAAGGCATTGAGTTTTTACGTGTAAATTCAAGAAGGCTTCTTAAGAATTATAAACTTGCAAAAGGAATAATTGACAAAACAGATTATATTGTTGAGCCTGATAATGAATATAAAGATTTAATGGATACACTAACAGCTGAAAATGATTCAGCTTTGGAATTAAAATTTTATCCAATAATTCCCAATGTTATAAACGTATTGACAGGCGAATTTGCTAAAAGATATTCTAAAGTTCAGTTTAGAGCAGTGGATGATACATCTTACAATGAAATGCTTGAACAAAAAAGAATACAAATTGAAGAAGCATTATTAGCAGATGCAGAAGCTAATTTAGTTCTTAAGATGATTGAAATGGGTATGGATCCCGCATCAGAGGAAGCACAGCAACAATTATCTCCAGAAGGGTTAAAATCATTACCAGAAATAGAAGATTTTTTTAGTAAGTCTTATAGAAGTATGGTTGAAGAGTGGGCATCACACCAACTCTCAGTTGATGAAGAAAGATTTAAAATGCAGGAGCTTGAGGAAAGAGGTTTCCGTGATATGCTTATTTCAGATAGAGAATTTTGGCATTTTCGCATGCTTGAAGATGACTATGATGTAGAATTATGGAACCCCATATTAACATTTTATCAAAAGTCTCCTGATCAAAGATACATAGCAGATTCAAATTATTGTGGAAAAGTTGATTTAATGACTGTGTCCGATGTAGTAGACAAGTATGGCTATTTGATGGATGAAAAACAATTGAAGTCATTGCAAAAAATTTATCCAGCAAGATCAGCTCAATATCAAGTTAATGGTTATCAAAATGATGGAGCATACTATGATGCTACAAGATCTCATGAGTGGAATACACAAATGCCAGGTTTAGGATATAGACAATTTACATCCAATTATTGGGATGATCCATCAAGAGGTGGTGATATACTTAGTGAAATATTAAATGAGAATGAAGATGTGTCTATGTGGGGTGAAGGAGACTTGATGAGAGTTTCAACAATATATTGGAAAACTCAACGTAGAATAGGTCACTTAACTAAAATAGAAACAGACGGTGAAGTAACACAAGAAATAGTAGATGAAACATTTAAGATAACTAAAAAGGCTGTTTATGATACTTCTGTTTTTAAACAAAAAAATAAAGAAAATTTATTAGAAGGAGAACATATTGAATGGATATGGATTAATGAAACATGGGGTGGTGTAAAAATTGGTCCAAATTTACCTGCTATGTGGAGATCTACTATGGGTGATAACATAAATCCTATTTACATTGGTATTAATAGAACTAAACCTGGTAGGCTACCATTTCAATTTAAAGGAAATAATACACTTTATGGTTGTAAACTTCCTGTTGAGGGTAGAGTATTTTCAGATAGAAATACCAGATCTACATCATTAGTTGATCTAATGAAAGCATATCAAGTTGGATATAATATGGTTAATAACCAAATTGCGGATATCCTTATAGATGAATTAGGAACAGTAATAATGTTTGATCAAAACGCTTTACCACGTCACTCAATGGGAGAAGATTGGGGTAAAAATAATTATGCAAAAGCATATGTAGCCATGAAAGATTTTCAGATGTTACCTCTTGATACATCTATTACAAATACTGAGAATGCTACTAACTTTAACCATTACCAAACTCTGAATATGGAGCAGACTAATAGGTTAATGTCTAGAATTCAACTTGCTAATTATTTTAAGCAACAATGTTTTGATGCAATTGGTATTAACCCTCAACGTCTAGGAGGCGCTGTATCTGCACAAACAGCTACAGGAGTTGTACAAGCCATGCAGCAATCATATGCTCAAACAGAGATGTATTTTGTACAACACTCAGATCATTTAATGCCAAGGGTTCACCAAATGAGAACTGATTTAGCACAGTATTATTATAGTACTAACCCAAGTGTTAGATTATCTTATATTTCTTCTGAAGCAGAAAAGGTTAATTTTTCTATTAACGGAACTGAATTATTGCTTAGAGATTTTAATGTATTTGCAACTACTAAAACAAATCACCGAGCTATATTGGAAAATCTTAAACAGATGGC